CCGTTTTCCTTCGTTGTGGATTGGTTTTTCCACATTGGGTCCTGGCTTTCGAGAAATCTTAAGCCTAGACTGTTCCCTAGTGATCTCGTCATCGCCGACTACTGCGAAAGCAGTGGTCGTTTGGCGAGTTGGTATGCTACTTGTACCTACAAAGCTCCTTTTGATGTATATCATAGGGAGGTAGTAGAGCCAACGCATGTAATTGCGTCCGGTACTATACTGAAGTATGCGAGGAGACGTGTGTTTCCTCAAATACCGCGGATAGATCTATCAACGGTCATCGATCCTTCGATTGCTTCCATATCCATTAACCGGGTCCTTATTGGAGCCGCGTTGGTGGGTCAAAAGAGTCGCGTCGTCGGCACTGGAAAAACCAGTCCGAAAATTAATAGACGTGGATTGGCAAATCGTTGAAACGGTCTGCAAATTGGTAATTAGAACAAGAGTCAAATGTTATCTGACCCCATCTATCTCGTCTCACCGATCGCCTCGCTTACAGCTACGGCCACGGGAGTTATCCCATTGGCATTAGTTCCAAGCTCGGCGCTCGCGACGAAACGTGTCCACGTAGAGTCCACAGGGACATATACGCTGAGCATTTCTCGAAGCGAAAGCAAAGAGAATGCTCCATACGTTACCAACCGGACTGTCCAACGGCTCGATCTTACCAAGATCGATTCACTAGGCAAGAAGGTTACCGCATCGTGCTACGTAGTTATTGCTGCCCCATTGAGCAACGACTTCCCTGTAGCCGACGTCATTGACCTTGTGCAACAGACCTGTCTCTTCGCTGCCTTTGGGGCATCGGATGATTCAGGCACTAGCGTCAGCAAGGCTAATGGTGTTACCCACCTTGGTCGCATTCTCGAAGGAGAAGGCTAAGCCAAGTTAAGTAGTACGGTTTTGACGGGCTAGTTAGTAACGGGTGATAACAGTTGACTAGAAGTCCTACCCATATGGGAGAACATAATAGTCTAGAGCCATACGGCACTCTGTTTCGGTTGTTACTGCTAGATATAGCTTGTCTGTATACTAACTCCGAGCCTCATAAAGATTGGGCGAAAGCCCAATCCCGAATGAATGAAGAAGGTATTTCGTTTTTAACGAAATCTCTTCCTCGCCTAGGTAAAGCCTTTGACAAGGCTCTGCTAGGTAAAACACCCTTCCTTTACACTGGATTCGAAAAGAGTCCAGAGTATGCAGTCCCCAAGTTTCTTGGGTGGCTGCTGAAGTGCGTTTTCTCGGTTGATGGTTATGTCCGGGAATCCCCGGACTTGCAGGCAGTTAAACATGCACGCCAAATCTTGTACTTCATGTACAAGCTGGAGCTACCATATGATACCAAAGCCGTTAAAGGCATTTTGGATTCATTTGTGGCCGTCGAAGAGGAGATCAAAAATCTCCAAATCGACGCCACCGATCCTATCATTAGGGCTGCGCGGACTTTTGTCACGCGAGCTCTGTCTGGGTGTGATCCTAGGGATATTATTCCTAAGCACGGCCCAGGTTCTGTATCAACAGGCGAGAGAGGTGGTGAGAAATCTCACTTCTCGCGGATTTACGCTGACTTGGAAAGAGAGTATCCCTTCACGGAATACTTTCAGACCAACCTTAGCCACACCGCTGCCCATTTATATGGACTCAGTCGACTCGAAGAACTCCAAGAC